TATAAATTAAACTAGTGAACGTCTTAATTGAACATGGAAGTTTGGTTTTATTTATATAATCAAATATGATTGTATAAACCCTCTTAGGGTATTTCAAATTTTTGATAATACCCCGAAGAGGTAAACCAGTAATTTCACGCCCACAAAGTATCCACCTCTTAGCAAACTCATAAGTATCAAAAGATACATGAGTCTTACTTTGAGAAACCTCAACACCAAGCTTAGACATAAGTTTGATGTATCGTTTCGCAACTCCATCATGGTTTATCACAATATCGTCACCAAGAATAATATAATTCCTGAATGACATAAGGTCATAACCTTCTAGGTAAGCACATCAGTGCACACATAGATGATGGGTTACGGTGAATGCCGCTCAGCTAGAATAAGCCCCCATAGGTTGTCCAACAGCATATCGGACAAAATTGTCCTCATCTGCCTCGGTACCAGGCCAAATATGACCGGGTACTGCATACAACCTACCTACAAGTAGATTTAATCAATTAATGGCCACAGAGTGACCAAAAATTGACCTGATAACCTTCAATTGAAGATTAACAGGAAATCTATCAGTAGCTGAACTTAAATCAAGAGATCAAATCTCATGATTTGGGTCCAAGGGGACTGAAAACTTAGGATCCTGTGTAAAGGTTCTATCACATTCTAAAGATTCTAAACACCGGAGAAGATGAGTATGAATTGGCTTTAAAACCAATTGGCTATAATAATCAAGCATGGCAATGACGCGGACTTTTAGTTCTGCATCAAAAACCAATGCTAGTTTACCTGGTTGAGAAACCTTAACAAGGTCTCTCTCCTTTAAAAGATCATAATTATTAAACATAAGTTTATAAATATGATCAATACGACTATCTCCATTAACTAAGTTAATGATAGATTGAAGTAGAGGATAAGGTAAACCTAATAAGCTATACCAAGAGCTAACAATAGATAAACCAAAAGGACTACTTTTCATAGAAAAGTAAGCATCCTTTTGGATATCAACCTCATATTTACCTCTAAACTTATTTAATAAAATAAATTTATTAATAAATTGTTTGGGTATAGTATAAGGTTTTTTATTGTTTCCAGCAGTAATAGAATTAGTAGAATACCGAAAAGGATTCTTACTATTTTCTACCTTTGTTGGAATAATAGCTCTTGTAAAGCAAATTAGAGTCATTACAGCCATCATCTTCTTTGGATTAAATCTATTACGGTCTATAAACCGTTTAAGATTTAGGAATTTAGAAGGGAAACCTCTATTTAATGAAATGTATTCACAATTAGACATAAGTGGTTTACCACATATGTATCTTGTAATATGCAAACGGATTAACTTAAATTGCTTAATAGCAAAAGGTAACCCGTTCTCCTTTCGGAGTTTCATAAAATAAAGTACATACCCATTAACAATAGTTCTAAGCTCTTTACAAC